TTATGCCCAACAGTATCTTACCTTTTCATTAGTAAATTGACCATAATCTAAAATATCTTCCTTCTGCATTCTACCTATTACTATATACCTTGGTACATTTTGAGAAAGTGCAAACTCATTAATATCTCTTAAAGAATATTTTCCTTGCTTAATAAAGTAATCATATTCTTTTTGATTTAATAATATATCACTTGCAAATTTATTCGCTTTTAACTCTGTTTCACTTTCAGCTGATTCAAAATCAATAAATTTTAATTTTGCATCTCCATTGATTATATGACCAATTTCATGAAATAAAGTAAACCAGAATATATCAGCAAAACCTCGTCTAATTGTCATGCATAAAATTATTCTACCGTTGGCATCTGTTTTTATAAAACCTTGAACTGGTGCTCCTTTAAAATGTTTCACTATCCTAAAAACTATTCCACACTCAGCAAATATTTTACCCAACTTTTCTTGAATCTCATTTGCATCACAAAACATAACTTGTTTTATTTCTGGTATCTTACACTTTAATTTATTTATATCTAGCTCTTTAGTGATTTCTATGTCAGATGTTACTGATTCACAAATTTGCAACCAAGCAAATAGCACATAAACATTAGCATTACTAGCTATTTGCGCTCTAAATGCTGCATTATACTTAATATTAGGTATATATGTTAAATTACCTACACCTAAAAGTTTTCTCAATTCTAATACTTTAACTGCCTCATTATCTTCATCATTTAATTTTCTTTTTTCGCAAAAATAACTAATTATATCTTTTAAAGGTTTTAATATTTCTATTTCTTCTTTTGATATATTATTAGCATCCTCAAATTCTGAAATTTCTTTTTCATAATTACTCTGTAAATTATTCCAAAAAGTAGCACTTATACCTAGAACATATTCAAGTTTTTTAGCAAATGAAGGTGATATGCCTCTAGTTCCTTTTACCACTGTGCTAACATGCTTTTCTGTGAATCCAGTTCTAACTGATAATTCTTTTTGAGTCATTTCTTTATCTGATAGAATTTCTGCTAAAGTTTCTCCTGGGTGAATAATTAAATCACGGGATAATCCATTCATGTTTTGTTCCATGATAGTCTTCCACTCCTTTTATTTTAACCAATTTGCAAACCTTTAAATATTCAGAACTTAAATCATCAGTATTTGGTTTTATAATTAATCTATAGTTTTTGGAAATGCTTACTCCATAAAAACCTTTTAAATCATTTTCAAGAGAATGAGGTTTTCCTAATCCAGTTGATAGATAAATTCCAAACGTATCAGCCGCCATCAATTGATTTATACGTTTTTTAATAGTTTTAGTCATATCATTCCCAATTTTCTTTCTCATTAAATCGAAATTAGAAAAATATTTTTCTACTTTTTCATCATATTCAATTTGCAAGTTAAAAATACACCTCATTTTCTTACCAAGATGGTTAATTGTTTATACTTACATATTAGTACATATGTAGAAAAAAGTCAATTTATATAAAACCACATACTCTTTAATTTTATACAAATACTTAATTATTTTCTAAATTAATATTATCTTATTTATCAGCAGTATTTAAATTATCAACTATTATTCTATAAAGTATTTTTTACCTATCTATTAGTAATATACTTTTTTATTCAAAGTTTTGCGCTAATTTTCTCTTAATTTTTGAGCTCGTAAAAATAAATCTAATAAATAATACTTATACTTTAAATTTCTAATATACTATAGCCAATTAATTTTAAATACTTCCTTACTGCAGGTTTCTTAAATATGATAAGTATTTATACTGAATTAAATATGATTATATTTAGTATATACTAGATTAAAGAGATATTTGTTTCATAAGTGTATATAAAGTGTAGGCAAAGTGTAATTAAATATCTTGAATTTGAATTATTAATTTTACTTATTTGTAAAATACTATCTTTTATAAAAACTGTTTTAATTGAGGTGTAAAAAAGGAGGTAACAACTAACTAGTTGCTACCTTCTAATCTATCTATCAAATAAAAACTTCTAATTTGACTTTTAAACATTAATTCAATGTCTTTTACTGCATATTGAACACATTGCTTAAACTTTAAATCATAATATATATTTATCTCACCTACGCCATTTACACTTAAAGAATAGTCTTTTCTTTCTATTATACATATGCTCCCACAATCTGATAAATCATTCTTGTATATTGATTTTAACTGCCTTTTTATTTTGAGAAAATCTATCACTGGATAAATATTATTTGGATAAAAACTTTTATTGCATGTCATAATTTTGCCCATCTCTATAAAATAAAAAAGGTATAAAGATGTATAAGTATATTTTTCATATCTTATAAAGGCCTTATTTCATCAAATAAAGTTATTTGTGTTTTCTTTCTTCTTCTTTTAAGAGTACTTTAGCTCTATATTCTCCCAATCTTATTGAGGTATACACTAATTCTAAAGTTCCTTTTATACTTGATATTAAAAATCCAGTACTTAAGCCAATAATAAATAATAGTATTCTATTATATTTAATTATAAATATAATAGAAAGATATGAACTCACAATTAAAATCATATTTAATATTATTCCAATACCCCAAAACAATGCATTTAAATAAAATGGAACTACAAAATCATAGTATGCATTTGCTTTATGTATAAATTTCATGAAATTATCATTAATCATTCCTACTAATATAGACATCGCAGTAACAGTTACAGCTAACATGCCTCCTGATAAACTAACACATATAGTTGAATAACTTCTCATTAAATCTATCTTTTTATCGATTCCATCTATATTTAATTTGGGTGTTATGATTACCACTATAAATATAGCTAGAATTATTATAATTGTTTCTGTAGAAAAAAATATTTTTCTTATTCCATACTTTTTAATCATGTTAATCAAATTTTTTTTATATTTATTAATAGTAATCACCACCTTTTAATATATTTTGTACCTTATTTATTATTATCATTTCTTACATTTATAATTACTTTTTCAAATTCTTCTAAAATTTCACTTTCACTTTTATCTTTATCATCAAACTTTGATGTATATATCACATCATTAGAATCAAATTTTGTTTTTTTCTTAGTATGTTTATCTAAATATTCCATTTTTATTGTACCATATGCTTTTTTAACCATCTGTACAGATTGGAAAAATAGGCTATCTTTTTTTGTAGATAAATTCCCATTTTTATTAGATAGTTTTTGTTCATATTCATCTATTTTGTCCTCTTTTAATTTCTCATCTAGTTTAAAAAAACCATCATTTGAACTGTAGTTAGCAGGTATAATTTTAAAGTCTGCACTATAAACCTTTTCAGCATTATTTAATATATTATCTATTTCTTGTGATTTAGGATATAATTTTAATTTTAATTCTCCTAATTCATAATCTATAAGATTACATAATTTAGAAAAATATTCCATAAAATTAGTTTTTGAAATTCCTGCAACTTGTTCAAAAACAATTAGTTCATTTTCTACATCTAATAAAAAAGAGCTTACATCTGCCGAATTTTTTATAGGAACATCTTCAAATTTCCCATTTTCTTCTTTATATATATTTTCATACTTTATTGGAAGAACCTTACTAATCTTACCTGATATATATTCGTATCCATTAATATTAACTTTTTTTGTATTAGCAAATATCCAATTAAAACCTTTTTCTTTATATTCTTTTTTATTATGATTTAAAACTGCATCACCTATCAAAGGTATCATTTCCTTATACTTTGGATGAAATATATTTTCATTTATATTTATTTTAGCAATATATAAAGTCTTTACTCCCATAAAAATCCCCCTCATTAAGTTTATATAATTACATTCTACAATATAAATGATTTTTTGTTTATATATTTTCCATTTTTATCCATAATAAAATATAGAATACTTAATAATATTTCAAATCATAAAACAATCATATTAATTAATCTTATAGTACAATATAAAACATATGTTTGCAATATGAAATTAATTTATTTCTATTCTTAGTATATCATTCTTCTCATATACATTAGCTTATTTAATGTATATGAAATGTAGGTAAAATATACAAAATATTTTAAGATATTAATTTTAATTATCTATTAATAAAATCTAATACCTTGTAAAGTGTATCAAACCTATCATTACCCTTTATCATAGTGTATCTTTCTTTAGTAATAGAACTTATCTTTTCACATGCTCCACCACCAACGACATATAAATTTTCTGTCTGACCTGGTACATAATCTTTTATATCACATATTAGTATTTTCCCATCATTATAGCCCCAGCCAACTACAGTTGCAGGGATTTTGTCAACTTCTCCATCATAAACGATTGTATGTTTATACATTTTCTTATCCTCACTATTTTCTATTGTCTTATTTAAAATACCTTCTGCTATTAACTTAGCAACTATGTCTTTATGTCTAATATAATAGTCTGTATCTGCTTTGCTATCTACGAAGCACACTTCTATTAATATTGCTGGTGCTTTTGTATGACTAAGCCAGTAAAGCCCTCTCGCGTCCGATTTTGCACCTCTATTTTTAAATACAGTTGCTAATTTAGTATTTACTCTATCTGCATACACTTTGCCATTATTAGTTTTGTATATTGTCTCTGTACCCATTGCGTTTAGTGTTGTTTTATTTGCGTTGAAATGGATTTGTACAGCTAGGTCTACATCTTGTTTATTTGCTATTTGACATTGCTCTGCTAAGTAATTACTAGATTTATCTATTTTTCCAGTATATACAGTAGCTCCACCTTGTTTCAACCATTTTACTATTAAATCAGTTAGGATTCTATTTTCTTTTCCTTCATCTATATAGCGAACTGCTCCAGTTCCTTTTCCTGTTAGTGTATGCCCTGGCACTATTGCTACTTTCATTATCTATCACCTTCTTTTTTCAACATGTCTTTTATGTCTATTACATCAACTCTTATTTCTTCTACATCTGTTTTCATTGCGCCCATTTCAACAAGTATATTTTTATTTATCTCTTGTTGTTGAGTGGATAACTCTATAAAATTTTCTACCGTCTTTTTATACATGTCTCTATCCTCTTTTTTTTCTTGCATAGTGTTTTTGAATAACAAAGCACATAATATGCCTATTGCCCCTAAACTACTTAATTGCGTAACTAATTCCTCCATGTCATTTCCTCCTAATTTTATAAAATAAGGTTTAGAAATTATCTAAGCCCATAAAAAAAGAACCTATTTAATCGGTTCTACTGGTGTTTCTTCTTTATTTAATAAACCTGTTAATTCTAAATATTGTTCCTCTGTAATCCTGTTTACTGCATAAAATACATCCATCTTATGTTGCAAATCCTCTTTAGTACTATAGTTCTTTTGTTCTATCATTAATTTTAATAAGTTATACATATCATTTCCTCCTATAAATTGTTGTTTAATCTTATATTTTCTATTTCAAAAGCAGTGTTTACTATCTCACTATCTCTATTTTTATTTTCTTCTTTTAACATGCTTAATTCTTTTTCTAATACTTGTAATCTCTTTTGTTCATCAGTCAAAACAACTTCTATGTCTTTGATGATTGGTTCTTTTGTAACTGGATTTATAGACTCTATATATTGTTTACTATAGTCTATACTACCAAATTCAACATCCAAAAAGTTTAATTCAGTTATTTCTGACCACTCTTGTATATCTCCCATTGCTTCGCCAGTTTGAAGCCATATATTTCCTAATTGGTCGTAAATTATTCTATTATTTCTATTCATATTATCACCTCATTTTTATTCTATAGCTGTCCAGTTAAATGTTGTTCCAGAAATAGCACTTATTTCTGCAGTTGAACCATTCCCTGAAAGATTTTTAAGAGACAAAACAAAACTATTTCTACTAATCTCTTCAACACTCGCAAGAACAACACCACTAAAATTTTCATCATTACCTTTTAATGCAGTAGGATTTGTTTTAACAAGATTTGTAAAAAATTTTAGACTACATCTCCAAGCTGAAGCATAAGTAAAATTAAATTCAAGTCCACAAGTAACAAAAATTATTGTTGGAGTAAAAGACAAATTCATTGGAATAGTCGTACTACCATTTTTAATTTTAGTTTGGTCAAATGTTCCTTTTGCCCATCTTTTTCTTTGTCCTAATTGGGTATTCAATTGAGTTATAGTATTATTTTTTTGTGTTATTATATTTTGCAAATCCTGCAAACTTGCATCTCCACTATCAAAAGATGATTTTATCTTTTCAGCTAGCTCCACCAGTGTATTATTTAAAGATGAATCTATATTCTTTAATGCTAAAGTGTTTATAATACTTGTTTTACCACTTTTAAAACTTTCTCCAATCTCTACTAACTTAGTTGATATATCTTGTAAATTAGCATCAGCTGGCAGTGGCATTATACTTTTACTTATAGTTACAACTTGCTCATAAGTCATGTTATTAATATCTGTAACAATTATTTTAAGTGTATGAAGTGCATTATCTTCAAGTGTATAGTTAATAGTTTTTTCTAAGTATAAATCTGTAGTAAAAGTTTCTTTTAATACATCATCTATAAATACTTCTATCTTAGATAGTTTATTTTCTTCTGTATGTCCTGCTGTAAAAATAGCTTGTTGCGATGTATAAGAACTAATAACGAGAAAAGGCAAACCTTGCAATAGTGTTATTCTAGCCTTTCCGTTTTCTTCTGCAATACCTCCACCAACAGTCATAGAAGTATTTTCTAGCCAATATTCTTTGGTTGGTATATATCCAGCTGGTTTATAACTATTTTCTGTTAAAACATAGCCACTTCCACCACCTGCATTATAACCGCTCCCACCTCCATACCATCCGCCACCTCCACCGCCATAATTTTCTCCTGAACTAGCTGATACAGCACTTTCGCCTTTTCCAAAAGAGCCATCTAATCCTGCTTCGCCTTTACCACCATTAGTTTGAGTTCCTTTGCTATCTGCTTTAGAACCATCACCTCCAGCATCTCCACCACCATCTCCACCTTTTGTTTCAAAATTATTTCTACCACCTCCGCCTGCTACAATTATTCTAGATAAAAGACTTTGTTCATTATCCCAAGAACCACCAATAAGTCTTATATCTGTTGCTCCGCCACCATTACAATACAGTATTCCTCCACCAGAAGGTCCTTCATGCATCATTGCTTTTCCTCCACCATTAAATGAAGAATCATAATTGGAACCTTTCTCACCAGTGTAAACATACAATGTTGTTTCTTTTCTTAAAGTTAATTCTCCTTTCGAATATCCTCCTTTTGAACGTAAGTTAAAGTCAACTATTCTAATGCCTCCACCACCAGCTGCTCCCCAACATTCAAGTAAATACTTTCCTGGTGGCAAAACAACTTCTTGTTCTCCATGTATATAATTAAAGTCATAAATCTTAGCCATTTCATTCTCCTTTCTATATAGGTAATATACTATTTATTGTATTTATATTAATCTCATTAAAATTTTCTATCTTTCTAACAACTTCATCAATCGCCTCTTGCACATTCGTAGCAGTAAGGTTGCTTGTTGCATTATTATAACTTGTTTTCTCTGCTGTTGTTTCTATACTATCTACACTAGTTTTAACCTCATTTAATGCACCAACAAGACTAGTTTTATCTGTTGTAGTAAGTTGTGTTGTGTCTCCTATTTTTTCATTTAACTCTGTTTTAGCAGTTTCTATGTTGCTTGTTAATTCTGTTTTAGTTGTATCAATTTTAGTATTAACAGTACCTATTTTAGTATCCAAGTCTTGTATATCTTTGAGTGTTGCAAAGATTATTGTTGGGTCAATTTTAAGTTCTATATTATTTACATTAGATACAACAAAGATAGTTTTTACTTTCATGTCAATTACTGCTCCGTCATTTTCTAAAGTAGGTTTATATGCTGCTCTATACTTAGAAATAGCAAGTAAATTACCATCACTATCCAAATAACCTATCTCGCTTATTATAAATCCACCAACATTTGCAGGAATAAGGCTCTCTAAAATTAAACAGTTTGACATAGTTTCATCAGTTGTGACATTTCCTACTTTACCTTCCCACACCACTCTTTTTAATGCTGTTTGGTCTTCTGTTGGATTGTATTCTACTCCTCCACCATCACCTAATTGTATCCTAGCAAAGTCAACTTTTTCCCCTACTATACTTGCATTTGCTATCTTAGCCTTACCTATATCTGTTAATATCGTGTAGTAACTTTTATCTGTAGCCAAACTACCACCTCCTATCTAATAAATTGTAACCTCTTGATATCCAAACCCATTGCCACTAAGTATATTAATCTCTCCTTGTGTTTCAATATCACTAGGTGACCATGGGTAAATTGTAATCTCATGCCCTGTAATAGTGGTTGCTCCAAAGTACACACTATTATCTTTGCTAACTAAAACTCTAGTGTAATCTAGTGTCATGTTGCATGGCTTAATATCACTTACAAAAGAATGAACTTCCTCAAACCAATCTTGATTTCTAGCATCACTCTCAAGGTGTATGTTATAAGTAGCATTATTAATAGTTAATTCATAATTGCCTTCTCCAACTACATTATCTAGCCAGTTCCTTAAAAATCTCTCTGAGTAAGGTAGTTTACTTATATATTTACTAAAAATCCTAAACCTTCTATCTTCTAAACTCTCATTACTTTTAGGAGTTATAGACATTATCTTTTCCCATCTTTTTATACCACTTATAGTTAGGTCCTCTAAAAACTGGTCATTTGATAGGTCCTTTAATTTATCATGTAGTGTTTTTATTTCTTTATTTTCTACATTAAATACTTTTATATATTCTTCTTTATCTTGTAGAATTTGTGGTAAGTAATTTATTAGATTAATCTCTTTATCCAACTACCTCACCTCTCACTACTATACTGTTACTATTTATTGTTAGATTAGATTTAACCTCATTTATCATTGTATTTGCAATGTCTAATACTCCATCAATACTAAGTAATCTAGTTTCAATTTGAGATATACGGACTATTAAGTTTTCTTCATCTTCCCAACTCATGTTAAGTTCATTTAAATAGTCGTCTATTGCTTCTTCTGCAATTGATTTTATATTCTCCCAGGTGTAGCCATTTTTGTATGTTATCTCTGCTGATATATTTATAGTTGTACTTACAACACCTGTAACAGTAACTTTATGCCCTATTGGTGCTAATCCTAAGCCTTGTCCTTGATGTCCAATTGGGTCAATTTCTTCTTGCACTAAATTAACTAAATCCTACTGATGGTACTTTGAAATTAGAGTTTAAATTATTTACTAACTTAACAGTTCCTCCACCGTCCCACACAGGATAAACCTTAACTCCTCCAACATCTTGTATTTTGTTAACTTCATCCCTATAGTTTTGTATATTCCCACCAAAACTCTGTGAATTTAGGCTATCATAATATCTTTGTCTTAAACTATCTTCTCACTCTCTTCATCCTCTCCATTTATCAAGATTTCAGTTAGTTCAGCAGTTTCAAGACCATCTATACATTCAATAGGTATTAGTTTTCCTAACTCAAATATAGGTCCAGCAGTTTCACATTTCATTTTATATGTTTTTCAGATATTCTCTCAATTGCAATATAATTGTATTCTCCTAGATTAAACCTAGAATCAAGTGGAATATCTATATTGAACACTCCTTTTGCAATGGTATTAGTTGCAGATAGTGGTGTAAATTCCTCGTTCTTTACATCTTTTCTCCAAAGTAATAATAACTAGCAGTATCTACGAATGTTTGGTCTAGTAATTCATCCATTGCAATGTATGTTTCTGTAAGTTCTATAGCAACAGGAGCAAGAGCATTATATATTATAGAACCTTCCCTTTTATCAAAAGTATCTGGTACACTATCTAACATTCTTTTAATTATATTTTCAAATGTCATTAACTCAAACAATTATACACTCACCACCTTCTCTGCTTTTATATTTCCATATTTTGTATGAACTGAAAATCTACATTGTACTTTACCCTTTATATTTTCAAACTCAAAATTATCTACATTTTCAACCCTATCATCTTGAATTAGTGCTTCTTTGATTCTTCTCTCTAACTCTGGTATTACAAAGGATATAGGCTCTCCAATAAGGTCGTTCAACTCGACTCCATAATTCCAACTATATATTAGATGTTGGTATCTCTCTGTGTTTAAAATCAAAAAGATGGTCTGTTTTAATGCTTCTACATCATCACAAATACCATCAATCTTAGACTTTTCTATATGAAGTTTAAATGTCTTACTTGGCTCTTGTCTTACATCAAAATTAATTATTGATACATCTTCAATATCATAATCTAAATTATCACTTGGTAACACTTTATCACATCCTATCTAAAATCAAGTATTGTTGCCCTCCTTGCATACGAATTAAGACTAATTTATCTCCTATTTT